CATAACTTCCATCGTATCACCACTATAAGTAGTGTGCCAGATGATTCCCATTTTAGATGATTTGATTTTTGAGGCGAGTTGTGAATTTTGTGGAACTGCGTAAACGATTGTGTTTGGTTGGAATATAATATACGATTCATCATCAATTGTTTTAGTTTGTAGATCGTCTTTCGTGTACATTATATCACCTTGTAAAACCCCCTTGATGCCCACCTTTGAAAGTTCATCCAACGAAACATGGAGTTTGTCAGCAAGACCACCAGAATGATTTCTATCAATATCATCATGTGTATAATTTACTTTCTTGGCTCCTCCCATTTTGAAAATTCCTTTGGTTCCCACAAAGAACTTTCCATTCTCTGGATTGGTTCCTGCAAAGACTGCTGGAGCACCATCCCACTTGACAGTTATATTAACACCCGAACTAGCATTTCCTGCTAACATATCTCGTAAAGATTGTAAGAAGTTAATCGCACCTCTAGTCCCATTGATGCCATTATTCAGAACTTCATCTTCTAGATGTTCTAGATGAAGGTTCTTTCCTTCTTTTGCTTCTGCAATATATTGTTTGAATCGTAGCATTTCACCAAGTTATTTCATTTGTCATTGTAATTTGTGGTTTTATTTCTAAGAAATCCATCATCCTATTAACTGAACTGGAAATCCATTTCTTTACTTTTTCCCAAAGATTTTTTATAAATGTCTTTGCTTTATTCCATGCCTTTTTAATTGCATCAAAAAATCCTTCTGATAAGTATTGAAGTTCTCCCAAATCAACCATATCATATACTTCTTTGACTGCTTTGGACTGTGCAGTATAAGAAAGTTGAACTACACTTCTAAAATTATAATATCCAGTTTTTGTTTCTTTTCCAGAAACCCTTTTCTTTTGCGCTGATGATTTTAATCTTACTTCTGGTTTTACTCTTGATAGAATTTTTGTAACATAAGCATCTGCTGAAGTGATAACATTTTCTAAATGTCCATCTCCATCATAATCAACAACTAAGAAATGAGTTGCAGTTCCTTCATTATCATCAAACTTTACTTTCCCTGTCATTGCCTCAAATACAAACTCCTTATAAAATGCCGTATTATCATTAAAAAATGTTTTAAACTTTTGTTTTATTTTTATATTATGTTTGTCTGCTTTAGAAAGAATTTTATCTAACTCAAAAGTTCCCGGCTTAACATCTGCAATTTTTCCTTTTTTTGCTCTGGTTTTCTGATATAATGTACCACCTTTTTTTTGAATCCCTACACCCCCCATATAATCACCCATTTTCTGTGGCATTAAATCTTTTATTCCTTGTTCAATTTCTGTTGCTAAACTATTATTGAATTTGTCAAACCCTTTTGTTTTTCTTACTGCGGCATTAAAAGTAGACAAAGATTCTTCCATTCCCCCCGACATCAATTGAGAAGAACCTTTTTTCAATGATATAAAATTTCCAGCAATAATTATATCAGTTTTAGGAGTATTGTCTTTCCCTGTCCACATCGGAGTTCCATCATCTGGCCAATTCTTTGCATTCACAGGAGCAGATACAGACATTCTGTTCTCTCCTTTCTTACCTAACAATTCAATCTTTGTTAGAATTTCTTTGCCCAATTCTAATGGATCTTTATCTTTTAATACTTTTTTTAAATTAGGATATGATTTTTTTCCACTTTTACCTCCAGCTGCATCTACCAATACATATTCCATTTCTTTAGCAGCTGCAGTGGAACCTTCTGCAATATTAAGATATTCTTTGAATCGTAACATTCTTATTACAAAGTTTTGTTTTTTTCTAAGGTAGGTATGACAATTTACTGAGGGGAGAAGGAAGCACGAAAAAAATTCAGAGAATCTTTTATCAGAAAATTCCCTCCATAACCCTCATTAATTATTTATAAAACTAAGACACTTGGGGGTCATCTGGATCTGGAATGCCCATTGCAGCTGCTGCAAATTCATTCATATTAGACACAACAAAGCCCGGTGGGGGATCATCTATACGAAAAGTAACAAGATTTCCGAAATGATCTTCGACTATGAAGTGTTGTTCTGCATCTTTTGTGTGCATTTGATCAGTAATGCCAACACAATGGAGATGTACACCCATTTCTGGATGTACGTAATATCCGCCTATATAAATTTCAAGGGTGAATTTTTCTTTACGAAATGCATCTAGATCAACAACGTTGTCATCTATACCATTCGTTTTGTTCATTTTGTGCCTGACGAATGAGTTTCATTTCATCCTTCTTTCGTTGTCTTGCAGCCTCTTCACTTTTTAATCTTTTTCGGATACAGGGTTTAACAAAATGAGATTTGTTTTTAAGTGTTTTCATGATACCTTCGCCCATGACTGCGGCCTTAAAACGTTGCAATACTCTACTCATATTTTCGTTACGTTTTACTTTAATTGTAATCATATTATTTTTCTATTCATATTATAATTATGTGACAGATTATTCTTTCACTTTCTCCTATTATTATAACAATTTATGCAACAAGTGTCAAGTTAAAATTTTGATATAAACCTTGCAATAGGTTGAATGAATGGTAATAGTGCCACGGCCATCAATGCATTCACTCCTGTATGAATTATTGCAATTTGTTTAGTTATTCCTTGCGGCATACCATCGCTGACCATTATACCAGCAAGCCAAATTGTTCCAGTAGTTCCAATGTTAGCACCAAGTACTGCTGCGATTGCAGACGGAAGTGGTAATGCACCAGATGCAACCAATCCTATAATTGCTGTGGTGGAGAGTGAACTTGATTGCCAAAGAAGTGTACAGATTATTCCCCCCAAAAACATATAGTAAGGATTACCAAGAAAAACTTCAAGGTGTTCCAGTTTGCCCATACTCTTCATTCCTCCGCTGAAAAGTTTGAGTCCTATGTAAAAAATTACCAAACCAATTAGTGTCTGTATTACAGGATTATTAAATTCTGTCAAGGAGCTCCTTTTATATTTCCAATAATCGTAAAGTTGTCTGTGTTTCTTCTTCATATCTAAGTATATAGTTTCTGTATATTATAAATAAAAAGAAATCTCTTTTTAAGATAAAGAGATTTTCTTTAGAAAGGAGGCAATGTCATCCCTTATATCACCTTATGATTTTACTGAAGTTACCCGCCAACTCCGATCCTTTTTTGATGAAAGAGGATTTCAAGAAGTACACACCCAAAACAGATTATCTATACTTGCTGCTTGTGAAGATCCAACAACAGTTGCGACTTACGAGTATTCTGGACAAATTTGGCCTTTACCTCAAACTGGACAAATGTGGTTAGAATATGAACTACTGACAAAACCAGAATTGAAAGGGTGTTATTGTGTATCAACATCGTATCGACAAGAACAGAATCCAAAAGAAGGAAGACATGAATTAATCTTCCCGATGTTTGAATTTGAAGCTCCTGGCAACTTTGAAAATCTTCTCCAAATGGAAAACGATCTTTGTAAACATCTTGGATTCACTTGTGACCATGAAAGGAATCGTTTTACTGAAGATTTCCCGGGCGGAATGTACCAAAGTGTTCTTGCAAAATATACTGGTGTAGAATTAGATGCTGGTCATGAAGAAGAAATGTATAAAGAATATGGAGATGTATTTTTTCTCACAAATTTTCCTGAGTTCACAAGTCCATTTTGGAATATGAAACTTGGTAAAATGGATGTAAAAAAAGAAAACAAACTTGCTAATAAATGTGATGTTATCATGGGCGGAATGGAAACCATTGGTAGTGCGGAACGTGGTACTGATGTTGATGAAATGAGAAATCAATTCTATACTATCTCTGAAGGCGGTTATGCAGAATTGTTGTTTAATCTATTCGGAAAAGAAAGAGTAGAAGCAGAACTTGATGAATTTCTTGCACACGATTTCGTTCCACGATATGGTGGTGGAATTGGTATAACTAGAATGATTAGTGCTATGAAGCGTGCTAGGTTAATCGTAAATGACTGATGAAATAATTCCAGTTTATAAAGATGGGAAATTATTTTCAGTAAAAAGTAATAAAACAATTCCAGTTTATAAAAATGGTGCTGGTATACATGAAGTATTAGATCAGTTGCATAGACAAGCAATAGAGTTGGAAAAATTGCAGAGTGGCGAAACAGGCAAACGCATTCCGTTGTTGGCGGTCATAAATTGAAGGTTCGAGTCCTTCCTCTGCAGCCACCCATACAATAAAGAACTATTTAGTTAAATCGACATCTGAAATAAATGAGAATGCTATACTCCCCCGATAATATGAGGGTTTTTAAGCGGTTGACTAATCCCGCCGATTCAGTTAATGGTCAGTGGTCAACTGCGCCGCCCTGAACGCAACACTCTCAAATTCATTTATACTTTTGATTTTCTGGAAGATGTTGTTTACCATCTTCTCCTACTTCTTTATTATCTATGTACTCATTATCTACATAAGATTGTGCAAGTCGCCATTTAAGATATTCATATGCAGAAATTGGGGGATATTTGTCTGGTTGGTTTGTAAGGTTTTTGATAATCACATCACGGCCAGGGTCTACAAAATAGGGCATTGAGTATCGAGTCCTATCCATATCGACATTTACTACACGATGTGGAGTTGATTTTAATATATCATTAGACCATCTTGCAAACATATCAGCAACATTTAATACTATAGAATTTTCGACTAATGGTACAGTAACCCACACACCATCTTTTTTGTCATAAATTTGCAGAGCACTTATATCATCGAATCGCCAGAGTAAAGTGATAGAACCATAATCTGTGTGAGCTCCACCTCTGACTTGACCTTCTTTTATTTCACCATCCCATGCAGGATATTTTATCATTCTCATAGTTGCAGAACTATCAATATGTTTCTCTACTAATTTTCCAGTAGGCAATCTTAAAACTTTTTCAAATCTATAGAGAAATTGATAGGACAACATTCTTGAAATGCGTTCTATCTTCTGTGCGAAGGGTTTAAATTCGGGGATTTCTTTGGGCCAGTATTGTTCCTGCATCCTTGCTGGTTCAACCCAATTATAAGATTCTTTTAAATCACCTGGCATGGTTGGAGTTAATCTTTCTTCCTCCAACCAATTATAGCCAAGATTTTCTTTCACACCACTATATGCATATTGTTGTTTTACATCTAGTGGTAATTGAAAAAACTCCTCCATGAGTTGCTTCCAATCTTCAAATTCTGATAACCAATTATCATAAACGTGAGTAAATACAGCAAACCCACAGGTTGTGTAAGCACACCACATTTTTTCTATGCAGTCATCCTCAAATCTCCAATCGATTATCGGAATTGTACTTACTGAAAGTGAAGTCATTTTAGTTTAACTTACCGTTCACACCTTCAACATAGAATTGCATCGTGTCAAGAGCATGACGTTTGATTTCACCAGCAGGAATTACTGTTCCGTCCTGTTTGGTAACACCAGCACTAAACGGAAACCATTTATCCATCTTGTCATTGACCCAATCCATTTTGATTGTCTCGACTTGATTGACAACTGAGCCAGGCACATTGACACCCCACGGCGATAGTCCTACACAATTTTCCTGTAGACCCCAATTCAACTTTTGATTTGGTTTCCACGTTCCATTTGCAACTTTATCAAGTATGTGTTTATACATAAGATTCCAGTTGAACATCATGCCTGTTACATAACGGTCTGGGCCATTACTTCCCATTGGTGCATCATTACCCATACTCCAAACTTCTTTACCATCTCGTTTCCACGCTTGTTGTGCAAGAGAAACTACACTTGGTGAATCAGTTGTTGTATAGAGAATATCATTTCCTGAATCAAGAAGTGCTTTGGCAGCATCCATATCTTTAGGTGGATCGAACCAAGAGTTGATCCATACAACATTAACTACTGCATCTGGATTAACTGACCTTGCACCAAGTGCAATTGCATTGATGTTACGAACAATCTCTGGAATTTGATGTGAACCAACCACACCAATTTTATTAGTCTTGGTCATCAATCCAGCGGCAATACCTGTGAGGTATCGTGCTTGATAACTCATACAACCATAATTATCAAAGTTAGTATCGTTGCCTTTGTAACCTGTAGCATGCATGAAAATTGTGTCAGGATTTTTCTTTGCAGCTTTTGCCATTCCATCCATATAACCGAATGATGTTGCAAATACAATATCGTGTTTTCGTGCAAGTTTGTTGAATATTTTTGTTGACTCTGCTTCCGGCACCATTTCAACCATACCAACTTTATAACCATGTTTTGTTAATGATTGAAATCCATCATGAT